AAACAATTGCTAACACTTCAGAACAACAGTTTAAAATTGAGTTTGAGTGTGAGTTCTTAGGATCTGTTGATACTCTTATTGCTCCTAGTAAGTTAAGAACTTTTGTATATGAGAATCCAATAGAGCAGAGTGCTGGATTGGATATTTACGAACATCCTCAAAAGGGTCACGATTATTTGATGACTGTTGATGTAGCAAGAGGAGTTAATGCTGATTACTCTGCTTTTATATTAGTTGATATTACAGAGTTTCCTCATAGGATTGTTGGTAAGTTTAGAAATAATGAGATTAAACCAATGTTATTCCCGAATGTTATTTGGGAGATAGCAAAGAAATATAATAATGCATTCATACTATGTGAAGTAAATGATATAGGTGATCAAGTAGCATCCATCATTCATTATGATCTTGAGTATGATAATCTTCTTATGGCATCTATGAGAGGAAGAGCAGGTCAAGTCATTGGTCAAGGGTTTTCTGGTAAGAAGACTCAAATGGGAGTCAAGATGTCCAAGACTGTTAAGAAGGTCGGATCTCTTAATTTAAAAACTCTTATAGAATCTGATAAGATTATATTTAAGGATTATGAAATTATATCTGAATTAACAACATTCATACAAAAGCACAATTCATTTGAGGCAGAAGAGGGATGTAATGATGACCTTGCTATGTGTTTGGTTATATATGCTTGGTTAGTTCAAAATGATTACTTTAAAGAATTAACTGATCAAGATGTAAGAAAAAGATTATATGAAGAGCAAAAGAATCAAATTGAGCAAGATATGGCACCTTTTGGTTTTATGGTTGATGGTTTAGATGATGAAAGTTTTGTTGATGCAGAAGGTGATAGATGGCATACTGATGAGTATGGTGACAAGGGTGGTGGTATGGATTATATGTGGAACTATATGTAAACCCCCAAAATAATAAATAATTTTTAGATTAATCTGAGAATCGGAGAAAGAAAACATGGCGACTCCTCAATTATCTCCTGGAGTACTGACTAGAGAGGTTGACTTAACAGTAGGAAGAGCTGATAATGTACTGGATAACATCGGTGCAATTGCTGGTCCTTTTAGAATTGGACCTATCGATGACCCAATTGATATTTCAACTGAAGAAGATCTTATCAGCACTTTTGGTAAGCCTCTTTCCACAGATGCTCAATATGAGTATTGGATGAGTGCAGCATCTTACCTATCCTACGGGGGAGTTTTAAAAGTTGTTAGAACTGACAACACTAACTTAAATACCTCAAACGCAGGTGTTGGTGTTGCTTCGGAGACAACAACAAAGATTAAAAACTATGATGACTACCAGGCAAGCTGGACATCAACTGCCGATTTCTCATGGGCTGCTAAGAACCCTGGTTCTTGGGCAAATGGTCTAAAGGTTTGTGTTATTGATGATGTTGCTGACCAAACAATTGGTGTTACAACTACAAGTCTTGGTGACTATGGTTGTAAGATTGGTTATGGTGTTACTAGTGCGTTAGTTAACGAAGTTATACCTGGCACAGGAACCACTTCAACTTTCAACGGTTATCTTAAGGGTATTATCACTGGTGTATCTACTGATGCAACTAATGGTAATTCATCTTTCAATGTTAAAGTTGTTTCTCGTGTAACTGGTGCTGGTGGAACTGGATCTTATTCCGAAACCAAGATTGATTATAAAGAGTCAACAACATATGCTTCATTTAATGCATCAGATGATCTTTGGTTCGTAGATAATGTTGGTTTTAACACTGGTGCTCCAAATGCTCCTAACACTGCAGTTTCTGCAAGTGCTGCATCTGTTGCCGACTGGTATAATGCACAAACACTTACATTAGACAACGCAACTGTTTATTGGAAATCAATTGCACCAAAACCAACTTCTAACGTTTATGTAACTGATAGAAATGGCGAAGGTGACACAATGCACGTTGCCGTTGTTGATGACTTTGGTACAATTACTGGAATTAAAGGTAATGTAATTGAGAAGCATGTAGGTTTATCTAAAGCAGTAGATTCTATCTCTGCAGTTAATTCTCCTCAAAAGAATTACTACAAGCAGTATATTGCAGATTTCTCCGACAATGTTTACGCTGGATATAATCCATCTAATGCTGCAGACAACTATTGGAATACAGAACCAAGAGCAACAGGATTTGGCACACACTATGAGCCATACACAACTGCTCAAGGTCTTTGGGGTCAACCAGCACAAGATAATACATTCTCTGCAATAGGAAATGTTACTTATACTTTGGGTGGTGGTGAAGACTACTCCGCAGGAATTCCCGTTACAGGTGAGAACGGTGGAATGACTGCAACTTTAGGTGATCTACAAACATCCTATAAACTCTTTGAGAATAAGGATGAGATTGCAGTTGATTACCTAATAATGGGTCCTGGTTTAGGTGCTAAAAATCTATCACAGGCAAAAGCAAATTATTTAATTTCTCTTGCTAATGAGAGAAAGGATTGTGTTGCTGTTGTTGGTCCACATAGAGCAGACCTTGTTAATGTAACAAATACATCAACACAGACAGATAATCTTGTAGAATACTTTAGTCCTCTATCATCTTCCTCTTACGGAATTTTCGATAGTGGTTATAAGTACACCTACGACAGATTTAACAACGAATTTAGATACATCCCATGTAATGCAGACATTGCTGGACTAATGTGTCGTACAAATATCGTTGCTTACCCTTGGTTCTCTCCTGCTGGTCAGCAAAGAGGTATTATAAACAATGCAATTAAACTTGCATATAATCCAACCAAGGATCAAAGAGACATTCTTTATCCTCAAAGAGTTAACGCTATTATCACAAAACCAGGTACTGGCACAATGCTCTTCGGTGATAAGACTGCACTCGGTTATGCATCTGCCTTTGACAGAATCAACGTTCGTCGCCTGTTCCTAACAATCGAACAAGCACTACAAAGATCTGCTGAAGCACAACTCTTTGAACTTAATGACGAGTTGACAAGAGCAAACTTTAGAAACATTGTTGAACCTTATTTGAGGGATGTTGAAGCAAAACGAGGACTTTATGGATTCCTAGTTGTTTGCGACACCACAAATAACACTCCTGATGTTATTGATAACAATGAATTTAGAGCAGACATCTATCTGAAACCTGCCAAGTCTATCAACTATGTAACTCTTACATTTGTTGCTACTAGAACTGGGGTTTCATTTGAAGAAGTCGCTGGTCGAGTTTAATCGTAAAATTCATCTAAATAACTTATAAGGAGAGTAAAAAAATCATGGCAACATCCAGAGAAAACAAGACTATTTCTCAATTTAAGTCAGCACTAATTGGTGGTGGCGCAAGGCCGAATCTATTCGAGGTAGAGCTCACAACTCTACCTGCAGGGATTTCCTGGGATGCAGATAGTTTTAGATATATGTGTAAGGCAGCACAGTTGCCAGCACAAAATGTCGCAAACATCGATGTTCCGTTTAGGGGTCGTATTTTTAAAGTTGCTGGAGACCGTACAATCGATACTTGGACGGTAACGATCATCAATGATGAAGGGTTTGTACTTAGAAATGCATTTGAAGAGTGGGCAAATCTGATTGCTAAGTTGGATACCAACCTAGGTGCAACAGATCCATCAGCATATATGACAAATGCTAAAGTATTCCAACTTGGTAGAGGAGCTACAACAAGTAGTACTTCTAGTGCTGGTTCATCAAACGCAGTATTAAAAGAATATGAATTTGTTGATATCTGGCCATCTAATGTGGCGGCTATTGACTTATCTTACGATTCGAGCGATACTATAGAAGAGTTTACTGTTGAGTTCCAAGTTCAATCCTTTAATCAGGTTGCTGGCGGCGGTCCAAACGGCTAACTAAATAGTCTAAAGGATACTAATAAATCATGGCAAAGTTATTTGGGTTCTCTATAGAGGACACCGAACCACTATCTCCATCTGCGGTTTCACCCGTTCCTCCGAATAATGAGGACGGGTCTGATCACTATATGAGTAGTGGTTTTTTTGGTTCGTATGTTGATATTGAAGGTATCTATAGAACTGAGTTTGATCTTATTAAAAGATATCGTGAAATGGCACTTCATCCAGAAGCGGATAGTGCTATTGAAGATATTGTAAATGAGGCAATCGTATCAGATCTTAATGATACTCCAGTTGAAATTGAATTATCCAATCTTAATGCTAGTGATGGTATTAAGAAAAAAATTAGACAAGAGTTTAAGTTTATTTTAGATCTATTAGACTTTGATAAAAAAGCTCATGAAATTTATAGAAATTGGTATATTGATGGACGCATTTATTATCATAAAATAATTGACCTGAAGAAACCTGAAGAAGGTATTCAGGAATT